ATCGCTAGACCACAGGCCCTCACTGAGACTCAGGTCGAAGTGTCCGGCGGTACAGATGATAACATGATCTCATACTTCCAAATTCCCACCCTCTGTGCTTACCACAACTTCCCGGTCGGTCAAACGACTTCCGGGAGGCTGTGGGTGCGACCCAACACCGGTAACATCACAAAGGATGCAGTTGCTAGTCTTGCCTCAATAATGATTCCAACAAAACTTGCTGTTGCAACCGATTTCTTTGTTTATTGGCGTGGTTCTATTGTTTTTGATATTGATTTTGTAATGTCTAAATTTCATACAGGTCGTGTTCAGTTTGGCTTCATCCCTCATGCATATATTGGTCCCACCGATCTCCCCGCAACCGAAATAGAAACTAGTGAAGAACTTTGGCAAAATATTGATTCCACTGTAGTTGATTTGCGTGAAACTCAATCCCTTTCAGTTGTTTGTCCGTATAAGAATACCACATTTATGGCTAACCGTGTAGATGTATCTGGAACTCTCATTTGGCGTACAGTTAATCCCATTCAAGCTCAATCAGGTGCTAGTTCTACTATCTCATGTTATATTCAATGTAGAGCTGGTTCCGATTTTCAAGTCGCCCGATTTTCCCCCCTGTTGGAGGCGTACGAGTGGTTTGAAACACCAGTCGCCGCTGCCGACCCCATCCCCGAAGCTAACGGTCTCGATCCCACTGATTTTGTTCCTGAATTCATTCCTGATGTAGTTAATGATGGTCCCGTAACTTTTTCTCAAGCCATGGCCGCCCCTTCTCGAACTTCAAATAATATTTGTGTAACTTTGCCTGAAACTAATCGCCTTGCCGTTCAATCCATGTACATAGGTGGTGACAATGACGTCCTCACTTGTGGTTATAGTTTGCCTCGTACCGATCAAATTGCAATAGTTTATCTTAGTCCTGTAGATTTCTCTCATCATCAGAAAATTAGAAATTTGTTTTATGGAATTCGTAGTGATGTGTATCTTAAGAGAACTGGTGCCAACAACCCTCCCGCCCGTTTTGGAACAATAGCCGAATCAAATGCCAACAATACCGATTCCGTTTATCCTTACCTTTCAAATGTAACGTATGATGGGCTGGGTCATATTCTCGATGTCCCCGCTTCTGGTCCAAAGACAACACCTTTTGGCCAAACCAACACCTTCATTTCTTCATTTCCTGGTTGCCGTTTGTTCCTCCCCTGGCTGATTCCTACCATTTCTGGGATCAGCGCCCCCCGCTCCCCCTCGTCTGCTTCAGTTACGTCTCGACATTTGCCGTTTCCCAAGCCTCGTTTGTGAGAGTTTTTATCCTTTTATGTAAATTTTATTTGTGTGAATGTTTTTTAGAAAATTTTTATAGAAAAATTTGTATTTGTTTTATTTAATTTAACTTTTGTTTTATTTATTTATTTCGGATTTTGTATTTTGAATTTAATTGTGTTTTATTTATTTATTATTTATTTCTCTTTTATTTTTGAGTGCACGGTCCTGAGGAATGCTTTTCGATAGGCACCCTCTGGCACTCCCCCTTTAGCGTACCGCGTTGAGTAGCTTTGTTTTATTTTAACACATTGGTCAATGTAGTGAATTTGTTTGCGCCGACGTATAAAGGGACAGGTTTACCGAGTTTAACATCTCTCGGGTTCAGCCTAGTATTTGACACTACTATGGCAGTTGAACTCGGGGCTAGCGCTCAGGTTTTGCTGTTGTAGTGGATGTCGACGCCTTTGACCGGGGGCGTAAAATACTG